CGTCCGTATTTTCATTGGGTAGTGGTAGTGGATGCTCGGCTTTGGGCATTTGTAGGAGCACGCCTTGTACATGACGCCTTGCGGGAGCATTCCGAAACCGATCGCCACCAGCGCGCACAGCATCGCCTTAGCCCATTTTTACGAGCACCGACGCGAGCATCATCATGATGGCTCCCGCCGACGCAATCATCACTCCCTCGATGCGCTTCAGCCTGTTGTACAGATCCTTGAATTGGATTTTCATTTCAGTTTTCATTTCGACTACCTCTTTCTCAAGGCCGTCTATTCTGGAATGCGCGGATGCGACGGTGCGTTTATCCATCAGTAGGTGCCTTCCCAGTCGCGCAGCTTGGAAAACTCGCCAGACATTAGCTTTCTTTTGATGACGTCCTTGACGGCTTCCGTATCGCTCCAGGCGACGCCTGCCTCCTTCAGCCAGTTTGTTACCATCGCCGGGTGTATGTCGCCGACGTGCTTCCAATCTGAGCCAAAGCTGTTCATTGATTTCTCGCGGGCGTATGCCGCGTCTTTCAGCGTTTCATCGAGGTTAAACGTGCGCTTGATGATGAGCTTGTCGTCGTCAAGTGTTACGCTCTCGCCGATCTGATTATTCGTGCCAACCATATTACCGCTCTTAGTATCTAGTAGTTGTAAAGAAGGGGGCCGCGAAGCCCCCTCCAAGCATCGTCTTACGATGTTGTGCAGTCAGCCACGATGCCGTTGGCGGCTTCGTTTTTGCACACGAGCGTCAGCTCTGTGGTGATTTGACGGGTGGTGTTGTCGCCCGTTTTCGCCAAGGCGACGTTCTTGGTTGGACGCAATACTGCGACTTCCCACATGTCGTCTTGGATGATCATCACGTCTCTGGAGCGGACTAAACGCGACGGCTGGAACGCAACTTGGCCCCACGGCGTCAGATAGACCGACAGAGAGTTGACAACGCGCTCATCGCCGGCAACCACGTTCGCACGCTGGTTGTTGTTTCCAGTAAAGCCTAGGGCTTTATTCATCTGGAACGGTGACAGGTAGCATGTGTCAGGCGTGCCGCCTTCTTCCCAGATGGACTGCATGACGGTGTCAAAGTCAGCCTGGGTGAAAACGGTTTGCGTGCCGTCTGTACGCGTGTCTGCGCCAGTGCCAGCAGGAGCTGCACCGCCTGAGCCGCCGACATTTGCTTGGTTGGTCTTGATCCACGCAGGAACACCCGCCAGCTCGCGAGCTGTCGTTGCGTTTCCAGCCACGCGCGCGTTGCTGTCAAAGAGAGCCTTCTCAATGTCCAGCTTCTGCTCTTTGGCCGTCTTCAGCATTTGATACGCGACTTCCTTCGCGCGACCAGCCTTATCCAGACCTTCATCGGTGTCTGGCACGGTGGTGGCGTTTTTGAAGATTTGCGTATAATTGCCCAAGCGAGTAGTCGCGGTGCGAGCTTCCGCTGTGGTTGCGTCACCTTCGACGTGAGCGTTTGCCGCCGCCGCACGCAACGCGTCAGTCTGCCACTCGTGCAGAGTGTTAGACGCAGTCGTTTTGCGCGACTTTGTATAGAACGGCGTTTCCTCTGGCGAGATGTTATAGATAACGTCGCGCAGATCCTCTTTGATCCCGACAGCGTCGTAGCTGTCAAATGTGTTTGATGGCTGAGCCATTTTTTTACCCCTTCAAGGTTAGCTGTTTAAGATGAGGCCCAACGCGTCATTGATTGAGCCAGACTTCTGCAGACGCTGTTGCGCCTTCTTGCGAGTTGCAGTTTTGCCTGAGTTGCTACGCTTCTTAGCTCCGGCCTTGACCGGGGTGAGGCTCTCACTGGGCTGTGAGGTGGCCTTCGCACGCTTGTTTACGAGCGCCCGATATTTTGCTGCGTCATTCAACGCCAGGATGTATCGAGCATCCGTCACTGCGCCCATTTCCTGCTCGGTAAAACCGTAGTAATCCCCGGTTTCCATGAGAGACGCCTTGATCGCTTCGCTTTTCTGCGGGTCTGCGATTTCCGGCAAACGCTCCTTGAGCACTTCAGCCTGATGCTGCAAATGCTGCTGGCGTTGCGCTTGCGTCGCCTGAGCTTGTTGCTGTTGCATGGCTTGGATTTGGCGCAAGTGCGCGTTGTACTGAGCCGCCTGCTCATCAAATTGGATTTTAGCCTCCATGTAACCGAGAGGGTCGGTGTCAAAGAGCTCCTTTGATGGCGGGGTAGGCTTTTGCACGCCGCCTTGCTGTGCTTGCTGATAAAGCGCCAACACTTGCTGTTGCTGCTGGGTTAATGCGTCAGATTGCGCCTTGTATTGCTTTTCAAGCTTCGCAACCTCTTGCATTCTTTGGTTGATGTAACCCTGACCCGCCGCAGATTGCTTAAGCTGATCCAGTGTCCAATTCTCTTCCTTGCCGTTCACTTTGACGGTGATGAGATTGGCTGTATCACTAGCCTCTACTAGGTCGTCGTCATCATATTCCGCGTCCAACTCTAATTCGTTATCCGCGTCTTCCGCTTCCGCCGTTTCGATCTCTTCGCTCTCGTCTTGAGTTGGCTCTAAGATTTCGTCAACGGACGCATCCAGATTACCTTCAGAAGGTGTATCTGGTACTTGTAAAAGCTGCTCGACGGCAGCATCCATATTGCTAGTCGTTTCCACGGTGCTAGTTTCCTTGTCTGTGATCTAAAAGTGTCTCTGCCGCAATTGCAGCGTCAAGGTTCACCTCGATCTGGTTAAGCGCGCGTATTATTGCGTGCGCCTCTTCTCGCCGCTCAATCTCGTCGGCGGCACTGCTAACGAACACCAGTTTTTGCTGCTCGCGAACGTCGTTGACGAACCGCTTGAAGGCGGTGTCGTTCTTCAACCTCTTGGCTTCTTCAGCCGCTATTCTTATGTCTGTACTCAAGTGAATACCCAAATCATTGCTTGGGTATTATATTACCACAGCCTAGTCGTAAGCTCCGAAAATTTGCGAGGAGTGGGCTCTACTGAGCGCCACCCTGGGCTATGTTCGCGACCGTGCGCAGCTTGTCCTGCTCAGCCTTAATGCGTGCGACGTCAACTTGCGTGCCGTATTGGCCGTAAACTTTCGCGGCATCCACCAGAAGATCCTGAGCCATTTGATCACGCTTGCGGTCATCCTCGGCGGCTGCTTTCTGGGCCTCAAGCTGCAGCCTCATCATGTCGCTGTTCATCTTCGCTTGCGCCTTCATTTGCTCCGCCTGCAGGTATGCGGCGTTTGGATCTGGCTGTTGCTGCTGTGCCTGCGCCTGCTGCTGAGCTTGCGCCTGAGCCAGCATTTGCTGCTCAATCTCTTGATTGATGGGCGCAAAGTAACGATCGCTGTTGCGCACGCCGGAGACGGCCATCATGTCGGCGATTGTGTTGCGAATGTTTGTTAGGCTCACCAAGCCGTTTTGCGCGCCGTATGTCTGGTAAATCGTCATTTGCATCTGCAGCGCCTGCTGCAACGCCGCCGCACGCTCATCCTCACGCCCGGTGCCGAGCCCGACGGTTATGCCAATGTCCATGCTGGTATCCCACACGCGCGGATCTACCGGCACAAACATGCCATTCATGCGCATCAGCTTTTCCTCGTCGACGTTCTTGTGCATAATTCGCAGCATGACGCGAAACAAGTCGCGCAGCCCGTCTGCCAGGTTGCGCACCATCACCTCAACTTGACCCGCTGCAGCCTCAACCGACGCCGTCACGGCCGCCTTGGTTGTTGATTGCAGCGCGTCCGGGTTGAGCGCCATATTTTGCGTGACGCCGGTTTTTTGCTCCACCATTTTATCCATGTAGGTGAGGGCGCTTAACGTCTGCCCGGCAGTAAACGGCACTGACAAGTCTTGTATCGCACCCTGCTGGCGCATTCTGACCAGACCGCCAATTTCTGCATTCATAAGATCGTCAATGTTTACGGAGCCCTCCAGAAAACCTAGGCGCGGGCTGTTTGTCAGCGCGACGTTATCGAGAATACCCCGGAGCACGGCCGTGCTTGCGTCCTGGTCGTCGAAAATGATTTCCGACAAGCTGCGCCCGTAAAAGCTGTGCGGCTCTGGATCAATCTCCAGCTTTACGAGCGGTATTTCATCCACAGGCTCAAAGTCTAGCAGCTCGTATTTCGTGCCGCCGCAGAGAAACTTGTGCAAAACCGGAACGCCGGTGCCGTCAATGTCTATGCGCATGTAGGCTTCCGTCACCGTCACGTTTTTCATTGCCGGGTCTAGACTGTCTTCGTCAGCGAAATCTTCGTCGTATCCCTGGCGCTCAAACACCTCAGCCTCAGTGATTTCCGAGCCGCTTTCCAACCCGTCAAGGTTAAGCACGACCTCCGGGTCAAAGCCCATCTCAATCAAATCGCCGGCTCTCATGTCAGTGCGGTGGGCGACGACGTAGGCGTCATCCATGCTGCGCGCGTCTCTGTTTACAAAAAACTCCTCCGGCGGCACGCTCTCCAGGCACAGCTCGCCCTTCATTTCAGTGCGCGAAATCTTGATGTTAAATACCGGCGCCTCAATGTCGATGCCGAACTCATCGCGCTGCATGCGCATTTCCATTTCTTCCTCAAGCACCTGCACGTCGGGGTCTTGCGTCAGCAGGTTTACCTCCGCTTCCGACATCTCGCTGAAGGAGTATATTTTGGCTTTCGGGTAACGCTTAAAGTAAGTCTTGATAATGCCTTGCTTTTTAACGAGGGCGTCGTGGATTGCGTCGCTCAGCACTCTGTAGCCATTTAAACGATTAAACTCGTGATGCATGAAGCTGGTGGCCTGCTCAGCCAGAGCGACGTCCTCCGGGCCTTTCGGCATGTATTCCACAGGCTTTGACGTTGACATAAACACGCGCATAATGCTCGGCTTTACGGCTCTGACCGTGTCGCGCACCTTAGTCGCCACGACCTTGCTGCGGCCGTCTTCGTAGCCAATATCCACCTCGCCATCCATGTAGCGCTGCGCCTTCAAGCGATCTTCTGAAATTTCGCTCTCCACGAAATCCACCGCATTTTGAATGGCGTCTTGGACGATGCTTTCTATTTCTTCTTTGGTCTTAGGTTCTAATTCCATCGTCTATTCCTTATCGAGGCCCAAAGTTGAAGCCTGTTGTGCGCTGTATTTGCTGCGTTATTGGGTTTTGCACGTCGTCTGTCGTTGCCGCCGCTCCGCCTGCTCCCGCCGATCCGCCAAAGCTCATTGGCGTCGGATTGCCTCTGATTGCGCTGGAAGCCCTGGCTGAGCCGTAAGCTGAGCGGATCATGTTGGCGCCGACGACGCGTGTCATAAACTGGCCTAGGTTTGTAGAGCCGAAGGCAGAGCCCAACCGGCCCAGCAAGTTGAACGCTGAGTTTGCGCTGTTGGAGGCGTTGACCGCCCCGCCAGTGGCGCGCGCCGAGACGTTTGCGAATTGGTTGATTAAAGCGCGCTCTTGCGCCGTGAATAGCGCCTTGATCATTTCCGGGTTGTTGTCGGAAAGCTTCTTCCACTCCTTGCGAAAGTTCACGCCAGAGAACATATCCTCGCCGGCTTTCGCTGTCTTGCCAGCTTGAGCAATTCGCAGGAATGCCTCCTGGCGCAACTGGTTCCATTGCTCTTCTGGGAGCTGCTTTTTCATCGTCAGGATGTTGCTGGCAATCTTGGGGTTTGTTGAGAGCCTGTTTGTAGACACGCCAAAAATGTAATTTGACGCCTGCGCCGGCGTGACTTTTAACGTCTTCTCGCCGTCCTTGAGGGTCTGCTCCGTCAATGCGTTGAGAATGCCGCCCTTGCTTTTCCAAAGCTTGGCAAAGTCGGCGTAATTAGCGACTGCTTCCTTCCAGCGCCCGACGGCGGCGGCATCGCCGTAAATCAACGCGTTCTGCATGGCGCTTGTAAGCTCGTTATCCAGCACCCCTTTAAATTCGCGCGCGGCTTGACCCTCCACGCCGAGCTCTGATCCTAGGCTCGTCACCTTGGTGCGCAGCGCAAACATCTCACGCACGTCGCCGCCATCCGCAATGATTTCGTTAAGCCTATTCATGAAGCCCGCCGTTTTCGGGATGTTAGACAGCTCAAACTTGGCGCCCATCTGCTCGCCAATCCGGCCCGTCATGGCCAGGGCGCTCTCTTCATCCATAAACGCCGAGCCGGACGCCCTCGCTTCTGTGTATAAGTCGTCGGCGCGTTGTTGTGCGGCTGCACGCTGGGATGTCAACGCATCTTGAGCTGCCGCGCCAGCTTGCCCGGTTTCCGTCACGGTGGGGGCGTTTCCGCCAATACGATCTTGAATGGCCGGAATGTTTTGCTGCAACGCCGACTGCGTTTTTGCGCGCGAGCCTTGCATCATGCTTTCCGCAGTTTGGCCGAAGGCGCCGCTCTCGGCTGCGTTCTCAAATAGCTGCTGACCCTTTGAGCCAGTAATAGAGCCCGTCGTCATTGGCACGGACACTGGTAGGTTTTGAGCTTCCGCCATGCGCCCGGCTTCCGTTGGGTCGACGCCCTGCTGAATGCGGCGAGATATATCCGTCAACGTGTCGCGCGTGACAGTCGTCGGGTCAATGCCAGCCTTGCGCAGCTCCTCAGCAATTCTTGGCTGTAGGGCGCCGTCGTCGCCAAACATCGCGCGCGGGGCTGACCTAAACGCTCTGACAAGCCTTCCCAGCATCTCTCCAGCTTTCGCGCCTGCGGCTCCCCCTACGGCGCCAGCGGGAACGTCTCCAGCCTTAAATCGTTTGCCCGACAGATAAGCACTCGCGGCCTCAATCAATCCAGCCTCTGTGGCGCCAATTAAAGCGCCGCCTGTCATGCCAGCGACGGGAAGACCCAAAGCGCCGCCGGTGGCTGCGATCGCTTGCCCCAACGCAACAGCGCCGGAGCCCTGCATGATGTCAGTGATGTCTAGCCCCTTTGGGTTGGGGTAAAAGCGCGTGTATTGCTGCGTGGGCTCGCCGTCTTTGTAAACGGGTGAGATGACCACCAGGTTGCCGTATTGATCCTTGTCAAACTCCGCGCCGGGAATGATGTTTTTTATGCCAGATTGCAGCCTGTCGTCGCTCGCGGTTGTCGCCAGCAATCCCACCATTTTAGTGGCTTTGTCGGTCGGCAGCCCCAGGTTGGCTTTATTCGCGAGTGGGATGTTTTCCTCACGCTGGCCGCCTTTAAACCAGTCTAGCGCTCGCTGCGCCACATTGCGTTGCGGCTTGCCAAAATGTTTATTCAGAGCAGCCTTAATGTCTTCGTCGGGCATGTCTGTGGGAAAGCGGAAGATTTCATCGCCGACGCGAACCTCTTGCATCACTCAAACTCCTGCGTCTCTGGGTTCCACGTTCGCACTCTTGGCTGTGAGCTTGGCGCGGGGGCGTCGTCTTGTCGGTAGTTTTCCAGAATAGACTGCACCGCCGCCGGTATAGTTGACTGACCTTCAAGAGCCGCCAGGGCGTCGTTCGCATTTTGGAGGGTGATTTTTTGCGTTTGATACTGACGCACGATGTTTGCGCGTTCTAAGTTGTATTGCTGCTTTTGCATCATTACGGCGTAAATCGCCTGGTTGGCTTCCGGTGAGTTTTTCAAGCTGCCGAGTGAGTTCAGCATAGCATTAAACTCTAAATCGGATGTCGCGCCGGAGCCTTCAACGCGCAATGTGGGAGCGACGCGCTTTACAATAGACTGCCGCAACGCCGTCACGTCGTTAAACTCTGGGAAAGCCTCAGCCAAACGGCCCGTGATAGGCCCGGATGGAGCCAACGGCGCGAGCTCCTGCAACACACGCAAGTCAGCCATCGCTTGAGCCGCGCCGGAGCCGGCGTCTAGATAGGCGCCAAAGTCTTTTCCCTGCTTCTTCATAAGCTCTTCACGCAGCTTATCTTCAGCGGGCGCGTCACCCGGCATGTTGATGTTTGTTGTGTTGCCAGCGCCGCCGACCTTCGTCACGTTGCCCGTCGGCGAAATGTTATACAGCCCGTCAGCGATCTGCGTGCCGGGGTAAATCTTGCGCAGCATTTCAGCGCTCACGACTTGCCCTTGCTCCTTCGCCGCTGGCGGGTTGATTTTCTTTGCAATGATCGCGCTCATTACGTTGCTGGCGATGGTTGGATTGGTTTGCACCATTGCAGCTATTTCCGCGTAGCCGTTGGATTTCAACCACTCCACAGTCTTATTCATGCCTTGGCGTTTTACGCGGGAGGCGCCCGTCGTTCTGATCTGCTCACCCATGCGCATTTGCGGTAAAATCAAAGGGTCAAGCGCGGCTGCGAAGCGCTCAGCTCTCGTGAGGCCGTCGTCGTCTTTCTCGCTTGCGAAATCTAGCGCCCCGAAAAGCTGTGTTTTTTGACTGTCGTTTAGCATCCGCAGATCCTTTGCCTTACATCATCGCCAACACTTGCAGGTAATTCAGCAAGCCTGGATTATTTGTTTGCGTCGTTGTTTGCGGCACCGGGGCCACGCCAAGCGCTGCCAGAGGCGCTGAGAGCGCCGCCGCGGGGCTGTTGGCAAAGCCTTGGAATTGACCCTGCGCGGCGTCAATTAGCGCCTGCTGCAAGCCCTGCTGGAGAAGACCAGCCTGTTGCTGCTGGCCGGCAATCGTTTGCCCGGTATTGAATGCCTGACCCGCCAAGTTGCCGAGTTGATTTGCAGCAGCGAGCTGCTGGCCTTGATTGCCCATGAGCGCCGCCTGATTGGCCAAGGAGGCTGCATTCATCGCGCCGGCGTTGTACTGGCCAGCCTGATTGTTTGCCGCTTGGTTGCTGAGGTTTGCCGTGTTTAGCGCCCCAGCGCCAAACTGCGCCGCCGTGTTGCTTGCCGCTTGATTGGCAAGGCCGGCTTGGTTTGCAGCCCCGGCAGAGAATTGCGCAGCCTGATTGCTGGCGCCCTGGTTGGCTAAGTTGATTTGCTGGCCCAAGTTGGCGCTTGTCGTGCCGGCTTGCAAGTTGGCGCCTTGGTTGGCGAGATTTGCTTGCATGGCGTTGCCAATGTCCTGCAGAGCCGCTTGCTGCGCCTGGCCGTATCCAACTTGACGTAATTTTGCTGCGGTGTTGGCAGCCTGCTTCGCAAAGTTGTCTATGCTTTCACTTTCCACCAAGCCCTGCCTAGAGCCGCCAAAAGCTTTCGCGGCGTCAGCTTGCGCGCCAATTTGGTTCATGGTTTTAAGCTGCGTATTCGCGAGGTCATCCAGCGTCGCCTGCACGACCTGATCCTCGTATGGGTTAGTGTACGAGCTCAAGTCTGTGCTAGAAAGCTGCCCGGCAGTGACGTTGTTGGCAGTGACTGGGCTGACGTTTCCAGCTTGCGCCGCGTCGTAGCCAGTCGCAGCCGTTTGCGCAGCGCCGTAGCCCGTCGCTCCGGTTTGCGCCGGGTTGTAGGTGCTCGCCTGCACGAGAGGCGTGCCCGCATTCATTACGTTTTGCGTGCCCTGCATCGCCTGTTGCAGACCGCCGGCGGCCGCTTGATTTACGTTAAAGCCACCCTGCGGAGCTATGGGAGGGCGCCCGACAGGTGTCGCAACATTATTAAACACAGGGCGAGCGCCGGGGTCTATTGGCATTTTGTTCGCGCCAGGCGCTGCTAAATTAGGCGCATTCATAGGTATGCGTTGGAGTGGGTCTTCCATCGCCGTCAGCTCGTTTGGCCCTTGCGACAAAGGCGGCCCCTGGTAAATATCTGACTTAATGTTACCCATTTCGGGCGTTATGCCAGCTAGTGCCGGAGCGCCGCCCAAAACGCCGCCCGCTTCAGCGGTGCCTTCGACGGGAGGGGCGACGCCAAGCACGGCCGCGCCTGGGGTGAATACATCGCCGGACGACATGCCGTTTGGCATTACATTGCTTGGCCCGCCGAGCGGCGCACCCATCGCTTGCGGCGCCATTGGCTGCGCCACGCCTCCGCCAAATAATCCGCCTTGGCCAGCCATTACGCGTCTCCTTTAACTAGGCCAACCACAAAGAATTGGACTGATCGCGCAGCAAAATGCAGCGCACCCTTGAATGTTCGTTTTCTACCCGTCGCGAAATCAATGTAATCGCGAAATTCTGCGTAGTGATTGTGCGCCTTGCCTTGCTCAATCTTGCGCCGGCCTAAGTGTCGGTAGCCACGTCGTATTGCCTCACCCCACCACTTGTCATGCAGGTTGTGCATGCACCATACAACAGCCTCACGCTTAGTCTGGTGAGTGTAAGCTCCAGACGCAACTGCGTGCGTGGCAATGACGCAACCGCCTCCACCGCCGCCGCCTCCGCCGTCGTCACTGTCGTTAGATGTAGGGCGAGCGGGTGGGGCAGTTGCGGCTGCTGGTGTCGCGGCTAACGCCTCAGCTTCACCCGCGTAGTCAGTAATCCCTAAAGCATCTCCAATAGAGCCAAAGAAATCTCCGACGGCACCCAATTCCCCAACGCCATCCGCGCCGCCGCCCGACAAAAAGCTATCTGAGCTGGATGCGGGTGCGGGCGTGATTGGATTGTTATTATCATTACTATTATCTGACGCAAGGTATGCGCCAGTTGACGCGTCATAAGTCATGCCTGGCGGCGCTGCGTCAATCATCTCCGCAACGGTCGGCGTTTCAATGGGGTTATTTGCGCCACCGACGTTGTAGCTATCGCCCAAGGCAATTTGACCAAGCAGGGTGTTAGATGCCATGCCAGTAAGCCCTTCAGTAATGTCATTCATTAATTGAGTGCCTGAGCTCGCAGTGGATGTGTCAGTAATGCCCTCGGCTGGATTGGTTATTAAAGACGAAGCTTGAGCGTCGGGGTTAACTGTCGGCGGCAAAAACGCATCAACACCCGCCGCGTCAATCATTTCCGGCGTTATGCCAAAACCTGTTGATTGGCCCGTCGGGTCTTGCTCTGCCTGCGCGGCCTGATAATCGTAAACTGTTTGGAACGCTTCATTGTATTGCGGATTGGTTGGGTCAGTTGACACGATTTGCTGCGCTATCTGAACCTCTGGAGGCGCGATGTTAAATATTTGGTCATTAGGCTGGACAGCTAAATTTGGGTTGGCGGCGAAGCTTGTCGTCTCGAATGTAACATTTTGAGGCCCGGCGCCCGCCTGAGCCTGAGCAATCGCTAAGTCATTCGCTTGCTGCGCCGACACTGCGTCACCCGTCGTTTGAAGTGACGTGTAATCCGTTTGAGGCCGTACATTTGCGCCAGGCGCTCCGGTTACGGGGTCAATGAAAAACGAGTTGATGTAATTGTATTGCCCCGGTCGATCGGCGGCAAATTCGCTCATCATGTTGTCGTATATTGGCTTCGCGCTGTAGCCCATCACGCCGTTGCCGTAATCTGTCGCTGGGCCCATGCCTCCGTAAGCCGCAGACGAGCCAGCCGTCGGCGTTGTCATGCCAAAAGCGGAAGCCGCGTTCGCGGTGTTGTCAAATGACGCGTTGGTCATGGGCGTGAATGCCGCCACCGACGGCCCATACTGTGGCACGAAACCAATTTGGCTGACGTCTTGCGCCATGTTTAAATTGTTTTGCGCCGCCGTCTCGATGTACTCGGGTATTTGTACAGAGCTCGTGCTTGAGCCACCTTTACCGCCAGACATTTATATCTCCTTCGTGTAGGACTGATGCAGTGGCTTCCACCCGTGCTTCTTCAAGTGCTTTTCCCAACCAAACCGCCCGGTAATGCTTACGCCCGTGCAGCCCTGTGCTTTTGCCCAATTTATCACGTCCTCGTGCATGCTTAAAATTTCGGTGAGAGAGCCCTTGTCGCCGCCGCCTAGAAACACATTCAAGACCTTCTTGCGCGGATAGACTATGAGCTCAGTTACGATGCAGCAGTTTTTGCTTGGCCATAGCTGCATGGTGCCTTTGTATATACCTTCGTATATATCAATGATGTCGTGCGTGCCGCCGCTGTATTCCAACGCAGCCGAAATCCACTCCCGGCAACGATCTAAGTCTCCCGTCACCATGAGCCGCCTGTGAGCGCGGCGCGCTTCCATATGTTAGAAGAGCCGTCGTGGCTGGCGGTGCACACGTAAATGTAAGACGCATCCCAGCTCACCATGCCAGACACGTCGCCCGCGGCGCCGACACTAGATGACGGGGCGGATTGCTTTACGACAACCTCCTTGTAAGCGCCGCTCTGCGACACGACGGGCCGGGCGTTGCCACGGTCAAACATCAAGTAGCCGTCTTCCGCCGCCGTCTCGCCGCCAACCTGCTGCACAATCGCTGAGCGCGTTTGCCCCAGGTAAATCATTAAACGTCGCGCCCAAGATTTCCAGTCGTCGCCGTATGGCTCCGGCGCTTTGTATTGCACGCTCATCGACGCCCTCCAGGCACGACGTCAATGCGATTAATACCAACGCGCCAATCCGCCAGGCGCTGGCCCTCCACGCGCATCCTCAATTGACGTCCGGTAAAGCGTACGCTCGTCGGATTACTGAGAGAGTAGGGGCCGTAGCTGCGCTCTGAGCCGTTGGGGTAAAACCTAGTTTTAAAGACGGCGTTCACGTCGCCTTGCGTTTTCTCGTCAGGCAAAAGCTCAGTGACAGACATTACTTGATCCCCGGCAGATATGCGGAAGGGGCCAGTTTCTGCGAAGGGCGTCAGCGTGCCGTAATCAAAACCAATCTCATGCTCGTAAATCTTTCTGTCGTCGGGGTCTGCCATTAACGGCTGGCGAAAGGCGCCACGGTCAGATCCGGCTGTGCGGGCGAGCGATCCGATATACCAGGTGTTTTCGACGTAGTTAAACGCGACGTAGCGGTCATTCTCCGTAGATTGCGAGCTGGGGTAAAACCACCAAATTTCGCCAAACATTGAGTTGGAAACGCCGAACGCTTTGCTGACTTGCGCCTTGTTCATGTCGTTGAACACGTAATCCGACACGTCAGAGTTAAGCTCCTGCACTCTGCCGCCGCTGTATGCGTAAAATGAACCCACGCCCATCCAGAAGGCACCCGCGTCAACGACGACGCAAGCTTGCGCCGCAGCCAAGCCGCAACTCGTGCCGACGCGCTCTATGCCGTAAACGTAAGGCGGGCCGACGTAATTCGCGACGTGCGCATCTCTCGATGTCAGGATAAGCGACTGGCCTTGCACGTTGACGCCCGCCATAATGTGACCCGACGTGTTGAGCTCCAGATCGCCAGCTTCGTTGGTCGTCGCGGGCGTCCAGGTGTTGTTGTCCTCACGATCGCTCCACTGCACCTTCCTGGGATTACCGCCAGCGCCAAGGGCGAACAGGAAACGCTCCTGCGTCACTAAAATGCCGTTATTGCTCGTGGGTGCGTTGCTGAGTAGTGCCGCGACGGAGGAGGTATTCAGCGTCCACTGGTAAATCTTCCCGTCATCCTCGTTGCAGGCGACCAGGTATTCACCCCAAGGCTGCAAGTGCCAGCTCGTGGCGGGCTGTATGCGTACCGTGTCAGGGCGAGCGACGCCGTAGCCGTAATAACCAAAGAAACCGCCGCCGTAGCCCGTGAAGGCAACGGCATCCTCGCGCCCTGCAGTGAGGCCCGCTGGCGTTATGTCAGACTGCGTGCCACCCGCATCCCACACGTAAAGCTTGTTGTAGGTGCCGGCGGCAATCCAGCGATCGTCGCTGTTGTCCGTCCACGTCAGCATGCCACGCATTTTAGCGGCGGCGGCGGTGCTTGACCTGGTTCTCCAGCCGCCAACGGGGCGCATCACGCCGTCGTGCCATCTGACTAAATTAGCGTCACGCCAACGCCCCATGCTTTGCAGGTCGGTGCCGTTTCTATAAACGCCAGCCGGGATGTTGAGGTCAATTAATGACATCTACGCCTCTTATGTATTAATACGGTATAATATTACCACATATGGTGTGTAACGCAAAAGGACGGCGCAACGGCCGCCCCTCGCAATAGTATCTGGTAGTTGTATTATGCTGGCGAAGGCAATTCCGCTTGCAGCTCAGCCATAAAACCTTTTCTACCCATCTGAAGCTGCACCAAGTTAAACTGCGCAGAGCCGATCTTCTGGTCTAGCGAGTTGATGTGATTTATGCACATCTTTGCAGTGTCGCTTAGCTGATCTTCAGTGTATTCTACATCGTCAATCGTAATGACCTTTTTGTCTTCAGTCACGTTGATCTCCTTTCAGGTTATGCTGCCCACGGAACTCCGTCAGCAGTCGTTGGATTAGCTATCGCATCAATCTGAGAAGCAATAGCAGCTTCGGTATCCTCTTGGGATACATGACCCCAGACCCAGCCTTTTGCTTGGTCTAAAGTAATATTAGCATACGGTGTAAAGTCAGACGCAGAAGCATCGTAGGTTAGGCCACAAGTGCCATAGCTAGATGCTGTGTTACCATCATCATCAACGCCTGTGCAGCGCCAGTGAGCTACATATACGCCACCATCAGCGATTTCGTGTTCCAATGTTGGAATAGTCCAAGTGTAAGTTATTGCCATAGTGTTTCTCCTTTATAGACAATTATGGGCCTAGATTTGTTACGCCCCAGTTAATGTTGGCTCCAGCAAAAACGTTTTGCCAAACTTGTAAGTTTAAGCCAGACATTCTGATTTGCACGTTCCCGCCGTTGCGGATGTAATCAAAAGCAGTTGCACCACTTGCCTGAATAACTGCAACGCCAACTGAGTTATGTGATGTATTTCCTGTTCCACTTGCCCTCATGGACACCATGAAGTTCCCTGCGTTATTCGCAAAGGTGTGAACTGTTGTCCAAGTGCTTGTCTGTGTAATAGAGGTAATCGAATATGTAGTATTAAAAAACCCTGCGATGACAGGCTTTGTGTTTGTAGTATCGCCAAACGCATTGGTTGTCCCCACCAGCAATTTACCGCTAGAATCGAGGCGCATGTGTTCTGTGTAAGTTTCACTTGAAGCATCACTTAGTGCTGAAGCACTTGACTGCGAAAAGATCAGGCTTTGACCGCTGGCATATGCAATAGAACCTGCCGTGCCGCTTTTCTTAACGAAACCAAGCAGTGATGCGTAAGGAGCTATAATAGTGTTATCAACACCTGTTACAATGTTGCCAGCTACGGTTAATTTGTCACTAGGCGAACTCGTGCCAATCCCAACATTACCGCTGCTGTCGATATTTACCCTTGTACTTCCACCAGTAGCAAAATACATGTCATCGGTGGCGTGATCGTATGATATTTGACCAGCATACCTTGCAGCCCCAGAAGTCCCATCGGCA